TTCTCTATTACTCAGTACGCTGATAGCGTAACAATGAGTGGTTTAGAAATGTTGCAAAATAGTTCTAAGGAACAAATCATTGACCTGTTAGACGGTCGTATGCAAGTTTCTGAAGCTCGTCTGCTTAACCGTATTTCTACTGACATCTATGGTGACGGTACTGGTAACGGTGGTAAGAACATTACTGGTCTAGCGGCCGCTGTTTCTACATCACCAACTTCAGGTACATACGGTGGTATTAACCGTGCTAACTGGACTTTTTGGCAGAATCAAGCAACTACTGGTGCTACTTCTTCCACTACTATTCAAGCCGCAATGACTACTGCCGCAATCAAATCTGTTCGTGGTACAGACAAAGTAGACTTGATCGTAGCTGGTAACACTCTGTATCAATACTATGTTGGCTCATTACAAGCTATTCAGCGTATTGCTGGAACTGAAGAAGGTGCGGCTGGTTTCGCATCATTGAAGTTCTACGGTGGTGGTATGTCTGCTGATGTGGTCTTGGGTGGCGGTTATGGCGCACAAGAATCTGCAACAACTATGTATTTGTTGAATACAAACTACATCTTCTTGCGCCCACATAAAGAGCGTAATTTCGTTCCTATCGGTGGTGAGCGTCAGTCAATCAATCAAGATGCAATCGTGAAGTTATACGGTTGGGCTGGTAACTTGACAACTTCTAACCGCTTCCTACAAGGCATTTTGACCAACTAATGAATAGGGGGAAACCCCTATTTATAAAGGTCTATTTAATTTACAAAGGAAAAAATCATGGCTTATAGTACTCTCCCTATCGCTGGCGTAAACCTTAACGGTGTAACCCCAGTTGATTTTGCTTTAACTAACGGTTCAACTGCTGAAGTAATCCCAGCATTTGGCCCATTAGGTGCTGAAACTTTTGGTAACACAGGCTTGCGTTATGTATTCGCACAAGCTGGTGCTGCTATCTCTGCTTCTACAACTGTTTGCGCTATCAACACCACTACTTTCCAAGTAGCTGCTACTGGTGGTGCTTACACTTCACCTGGCGTTGCTTTGGCTTCTGGTGATTGCGCTTGGTTCTCTGCTGCAAGCGTATAAGTTTTACCCCTGTAGTAAACTAGGGATTCCCTCAAAAGGGGAGTCCCTTTTCTTTTAACAACCTAATCCCTTAGGAGAATTAAATGGCTATTGAATCAGATGTACGAGGTGCTGACGCACTATTAACGGTAAAGTTTTACCGCAAACCCATCGAAATTAAAGATGAAACTATTGCCCAAGGCAGACCTATTTTTAGAGATGCTGACTGGGTTACTATTTACACCCCTGGAGACCAATTAAACATTATTGACACTATCGCCCAAGACCGCCATAAACTGCGTTTTCCAGTCCAATGGGCGGCATACCAAAATAAGGTAGGAAATGAGGAGTCATTAACAGGCACTCCTATTGAACATTGGCCTTTGGTTAGTATGTCCCAAGCCGAGGAGCTAAAAGGCATTAAATTTCGTACCGTAGAAGATGTTGCTAATTGCTCTGACCAGCAATTACAGCGTATTGGCATGATTGCTGGCATGAGTCCACACTCTTTTAGAGAAAAAGCTCGCACCTATTTGAATTTGGCGCAAGATACCGCAGAAATTGACAAGCGCAATGCGGAATTAGCACAACTTAAAGAGGAAAATGCTAAAATCAAGGCAGAAACAGAGGCGAAGCTGGCTCAAATGCAAGAGCAAATGTCAGCGATACTTGCTGCTGTTGCGGAAAAAACCCCCAAAACACGCAAAACAAAAGCAGTAGAGGCCTAATATGAGTGCAACGATGCTCCAAATGGTTCAGCAGGTAACTGCCGAGCTAAATCTTACAGTACCAACCTATGTAGCTGGTAATCCTAGCCAAGATACGCAACAAATTTTGGCTTTGATGAATGGCGCAGGTTACGATTTGCTAAAAGAGTATGACTGGCAAATGCTGGAGAAGGAGTATCGTTTTTACACTCAGTTTTTAAATGCCACAGCCACCTCCACACAAGGTGGCTACACTCTTACTAATGTTAGTAATACCACAGGTTTAACGCCTCAATGGTCTATTACTGGCTACAATGTGGCACAAGACACTTATGTTGTCAGCACCACAAGCAATACTGTCACAATGAGCCAAGAGGCTTCATTAACTGGCACAAATAGCGTCTTATTTGCACAAACAGAATATACGCTTCCTAGCGATTTTGAAACCATTACAGACCGCACTCATTGGGATAAGACAAAGCATTGGGAAATGCTTGGCCCTGAAGATGCACAGCAATGGCAATGGTTAAAATCTGGTTATATTTCAACTGGCCCTCGTGTCCGTTGGCGTATTCTTGGCGGTACATTCCAAATATGGCCTCCAATGAACACCCAAGAGTATTTGGGCTTTGAATACCGCAGTAACGCATGGGCGCAATCAGCTTCAGGCACACCACAGCAGAGCTTAGTAAATGACACCGATACAGCTTTATTTGATACTCGTATTATGGTTCTTTACACCAAACTCAAATACTTCCAAGTTAAAGGGTTTGACACGACCTCGCTAATGCAAGATTACCAGCGTTATTTGTCTATTGCTAAAGCCAACGACAAAGGCGCACCTAACCTGTCATTCAATCCTAACCCAAGCAAAGTACTTATTGGTTGGGCTAATATTCCTGACACAGGTTATGGCACATGATTTTTGGTCAGCAAAAAAAGTTTAACGCTACAACTGCGTCACTTCCAGCGCCTATTGGCGGTTGGAACGCTAGGGACTCTCTTGCAGAAATGTCCCCAACTGACGCTGTGCAACTTACTAACTTCTTTCCGACACCTTATGATGTCCAATTAAGAAGGGGTTATACCAAATACTCTACAGGCATTACAGGGCAAGTAAACACCCTAATGACCTATGCTGGCACAACTAGCCAAACCTTATTTGCTGCCGCTGGTGGAGTTATTTATGACGCTACTAATAGCACCGCAGTTTCCAAGGTTACAGGTCTTACAAACGACAAATTTCAATTTGTAAACTTTTCTAATATTGGCGGAAATTACCTTGTAGCTTGTAACGGTGCTGACCCTGTGTTGATTTATGACGGCACAAGCTGGATAAAAATGGCTACAACTGGGACTGCGCAGACCATTTCTAGCATTACCCATGTAGGAAATGTTGCAACTCTTACAACTTCTTCAGCACATGGCTTAATTACAGGAAATCAAATTACCGTTACAGGTGCAACGCCAAATGACTATAACGGCACTTTTGTTATTACTGTTACTGGCGCTACAACATTTACATACACAATGGCTACAACACCTAGCGGAAATGCTAGTGTAGTCGGCACATATACTATTGGTTTTTATGTAACTGGCGTAAATAGCAACACATTTATTAATGTAAACCTATTTAAAAACCGTCTTTACTTTACCCAAAATAACTCAATGAATGTATGGTATTTACCTACAAACTCATTGGGTGGCGCTGCCAATGTGCTTAACTTTGGAGGAATTGCACGAAATGGTGGATTTATTCAAGCAATGGGTACTTGGACTCTTGACGCTGGTTATGGCGTGGATGACTTTGCTGTATTTATTACCAATATGGGTGAGGTTATCGTTTACCAAGGAACTGACCCATCTTCTGCTTCCACATGGGCTTTAAAAGGCGTTTGGCAGATTGGTTACACATTTAGTCGTAGGTGTATGTTTAAATGGGCTGGTGACCTTCTAATCCTTACTAATGACGGTTTAATACCGCTTACTGCTGAATTGCAGTCTAGTCGCCTTGACCCTCGTATTAACCTTACTGACAAAATATACCAAGCAGTAGCCAACGCTACAAGCCTGTATAACACCAATTTTGGCTGGCAAATTATATATTTTGCAAAGCCACAAATGCTTATATTAAATATTCCTATTTCTAGTGGCACACAGCAATATGTAATGCATACAATTACAAAGTCTTGGGCTAATTTCACCAATATTAATGCCGCTTGCTTTGAAATGTTTTATGACAACTGCTACTTTGGCGGAAATGGCTTTGTTGGTCAGTTTTGGAATGGCGATAGTGACGCTAACACAAACATTAATGCTGTGGCGCAACAAGCCTACAATTATTTTGAAGCTAGAGGTCAATTAAAGCGTTTTTCTATGGTTCGCCCTATTATTCAGACGGATAACGGAGTGCCTACTATTTTGGCAGGTATGAGCTATGACTTTGACGCTGCCCCACCAACTAATTCTTTAAGTTATAACCCAGCAACCTCTACAGTTGGCCTTTGGGACACAGCCAAATGGGACAATAATATTTGGACTGCTGGTTTAATTACTACAAAACAATGGCAAGGGGTTACTGGCGTGGGTTATGCCGCTAGTTTAACCATTAGCATTGCTTCGCAAAACATTGAATTACATTGGGATTCTACCGATTTTGTGATGGAGAAGGGGGCCGTACTGTAATGCGTAGGCTTACAACGGAAAACCAAAAAGAATTAAAGAAGTGGTTGTCAAAAGTAGGAGAAGTTGAGTACCCAGAAAACACCATGTGTATTGGGCAGGAAAAAGACGGTGAATTAATAGCAGTTGTCGGTTATAACAATTTCACCCCAAATGCTTGTCAAATTCATGTGGCTAGTACGGATGTTTATTGGCTAAATAAAGCCTTACTTAACGCTATTTTTGACTATCCCTTTAATATTTTAGAAGTCAAGGTTATAATCGCACCTATATGCAAGGATAATTATAAGTCCTTGAAACTGTGCCGAAAACTTGGCTTTGAACAGGTAGCTGACATCCCCTATGGACATCCAGATGGGGATTTAATAGTGATGGTTATGAAGCGTAACCGATGTGTTTGGTTACAACAAGGAGAATGAAATGGGCGGTATAGTAGATAGCATTTTTGGCGGTGGTGGCGGTTCAAGCGCACCAGCAGCGCCAGCACAACCGAATTACACCCAAGCGGCACAAGCAACTGCCGCAGGGAATATGATTGGGCAGAATACGCCCTACGGTACTTTAAATTACACACAGTCTGGTACAGATGCCTATGGCAATCCAATGTACACAGCAAACCAAACTGTTGCGCCTTCGCTACAACCTGCGGTACAAAACTCACAAAATACTATAGGAAATTTTCAATACCAGCCATTTACAGGCGGTAATTTGCCTTCTTACGGAATTAATCCAGGTCAAACTTATCAAGAAGCTGAAATGTCAATTCTTCAGCCTCAAATTGACCGCCAAAGACAACAAACATATACCCAACTTGCTAATCAAGGTATTCAGCCTGGTTCTGAAGCATACAAAAATGCAATGATGGACTTGAATAACCAACAAAATAACTTGTTAGCCAATGTAACAACACAAGGTATTGGCGTAGGCTTAAATGCCAATCAACAGCAATATGGTCAAAACCTTAATACCTACAATAC